TCATTTTAGTGCAGTGCTACTGTCTGCTTCCAGGCGCAGCACCCGCGCTTGTAAGAGTGTGTTTTCGTCGTGGTACATGTCCCTGACGCGCTCAGCGATGGCTTGCTCCTCGTGCAGTTTGCTGCCACGCAAGGCCAGCGCGACACCGAAGGGTCCGACGAGTGCCAGGAAGAAACTGAGAATAGCGAGAATGGCCGTCCAGTTGATCATATGATTGTTCCCTCAAGCAGGTGTAAGCGCCGCTCGGTAGCCTCTAGCCGTACCTCCAACTCACGATGCCGGACGACGTAGCGTGCGTAGAACCGGCGTATCAGGATGATGGCTGTCACATCCCATGCCAGAATCAGTAAGAACGTGATAAGAATGATCAGTCGAATAAAGAAAATCCAATCCATGAGTGCTCCTTAGTCTCCATACCAGGAATGAGTTGGGGCCACTGTGTAGGTGTACGTTATGGTGCTCCCAGCAGGTACCCGGAATTGCGCGATTTGCCCCGTAGTCAGCGCCACGCCTGTCGCTGTTCCCGCCACCGCTATAGCGCTGACCGTTCCACCGGTCACAATTACCGTACAATCCACTCCTGAATTGTTGGTTGCGGCCACCGTTGTAGCCGGTACCGCAGGTTGCGCCACGGCATGCCCGACCGGGTTGTAGCCGGCATTGTGATGGACTTTATTCGTGCTGGTTGCGTTCTGATTGATAAAGCCGGTGGTGCCCGTAAGCAGGTTGTTGTCTGCGATGATGTTATCGGCAAACGGCCCACCCGCCTCAGCGATGGCATAGGTGGCGTTCATCGCGCCTGCTGTGATATCGAACTTGTTCCCGACTATCGTATTTTTCGCTGAGCCTATCTGGATACCGGGCACACCCGAGATAGCCGAGCCAGGTGAGCCGAGTTGGTTCCCGCCATTCACCACAATGGCCTGGTTGCGCACCTGATCGAAGCGGTTGCCAATCACCTTGCATGGGCCGCTATTCGATAGTCTGATCGCCTCAGTGGTATACGTGCCGCCCTTCCCAAGCACATTATTCGTAATCGACATATAGCCGCCTGAGCAGCGCAGGTGTAGCGCGTTCGTATCCTGTGTTCCCAGTGCCGGCTGTAACGCTGCTGTAGCCGCGCCCGCCCACTTGAAACGATTGCCTATGATGTCATGCGCTTCAGAATTGGTATTCCACACGCCAGCGTTGCACAAATCGAACACGCAGCGGAACACCTGGCAGTCATAGCCGAAGTTGTTGCCTGGTCCGGTATTGTCTCCATCGAGCAGGATGGCCCAGTTCTTGCAGCTCAGCACAAACACATCGCGGATGTAGGAGTAGCGCACACCATACCAGTGGATACCGTTTCCTTGCCCCGCTGTCGTCCCGGTCATGCTAGAGCAATCGATCTTCAGGTTTTCAATGCCGAGATAATTGCGGATAAAGCCCGAGAGGCCAGCGCTCCCAGGGATAGCCGTGCTAATCACATCGAACTGCGCGCCACTCACCGGCTTGATCACCGTTCCCCAACCTGAGCCTCGGATAATCACGTTGTCCCCGGTCATGACCAATGATGCCGATGTTTTGTAGGTGCCCTGCGGCAAATCGACGTAGCCGCCAATCACAGAGGCCGCATTGAGTGCCGCTTGAATAGCCGTCGTATCATCGTTCACGCCATCGCCCACGGCGTTATATGGCGCATTTTGCACATTAAACGAAAGTGTCATGGGTATCCTCCCCGTATTCTTGCCTTTGTTAAATCCTGGCAGTGGCGCTTTTTGATAGAGCTTCGTCCAATCACCCACGTCAGCGCCCGAGATAGCCTCAATCGTCCTCCACGGCTGCTGCACCATTGCGCCCGTGGGCCCCTCGGTCGTGAGTTTGGTTTGCACTTGCCTGATCAAGAACAAGCCATCGTTGATGCCGTGCTCCGGCAGGAAGACATTGAGCAGTTGCCCCGGTGCCAGCCCATAGCGCCGCGTTGAGGCTTTGAGCAGCCGACCCGTCTTGCTGTACTGCGTCAGCCGCTCTTGTGCCAGCGCATCACCCTGCGCTTTCGTGAGCCCTGTCCCATCCTCCACCATCGTGACAATGCCCGATGTGAGCTCTATGGCTGCCCGCGCTGCTTGCCCTGCGAGATCATCGGCCTGTGAATAGGTGAGATATTGTCCCGGCCCTGAGAAGTTGATAGAGAACGTTGCATCGTACACTGGCCCTGAGCTGTCTTCGGTAATCGTGGGATCACCCAACGCCCAATAGAACTGTTTGCCCGTATCAACATTCTTCACGCCCACCGTGGCTGTAGTAGGCACGCCGTTGACAGTCACCAGGATAGTTGGTGGCCCGGCCCATTGGTTGCCGAATGTCCAGCTTTTTGAAACACCGTCTCCCACCTTTGTCTCGTTGATCGTCACTGGCGCCAGCACATTCTCAATGATTTGCCGGTTGCGATAGAGGTCTGAAGAGTCCTCCACCGTGATAATGGCGTCCTGGAAGTCGGCAGCCAGGACGCCATTATCCATCCAGCCAGGCGTCGAGGAGCCAACCCAGGGCGCTGGCACACCGTTGGTCGGCAGGAAGTATGGCACTTTGTTCTTATCGAAGTACCACCAGAAGTTTGAGCGCTGCGCCAGGTCATCAGCAACCTTATCGGCATACTTGTGGAAATAGTTGGTTTGCGGAATAAGCGCCCCGAGCGCGATTGTCGTGCCAAAGACAGCTACCGACACATCTTGCACCTGCGGTGTGGCTTGCGGGTTGGTCGTAGCCAGTCGCTGCCGTGTTTGGACGGTGTGGCTAGAAACATCCTGGCCTTGCGGTTGGATGATGATCGAGTAGAAGCGCGATAGCGAGCCGGAAAGGAGCCCTGCTTGCCCCGCGCTGGAAATATGCGTGTCTGTACCAGTCCACAGCGTTGCGCCATCCATTGTGGCTGTGATTGTTGTACCTGCACAAGAAAGATGAAATCGATGGTAGGAGCCACGCGGGAAAACAAGTGATCCCGTCGCAAGCTGGGTAAATGCGCCTGCCACAATCGCATACACAAAATACGTATTGTGCAGGCCGAAGGTCGTAGCTTGTGCATCGTAGAGATACAAGGCATACATTGTGGAAACGGCCGTCATTCTCGCGACCAGTCCAGCATTATCGGCTTGATCCAGGTCGGCCAGCACATCCACGTCAGTGGCGGAAAGTCCCGTAGAGACAAGCGTGGCGTTGCTGCCGCCGGCCCCGGTCAGGCGCGAATTGGCCGTATCCCACGTCCAGGTGGCAGGTGTGCCAAAATTGCCCTGGGTATAGGTTGCTGCACTGTTTGCTGCGAACGTATCGAAAAACGGCGCTGGCTGTGGCGTAATCCCTGGAATAGCTTCACCCGACGAACTCGTTCGGTCTATCCACGGCCCGCTGTCTATGCGTGTGTCTACCCCGAGCGTGCAGCCTGCTGGTAAGAGCGCATTCCAGGCAGCCACAGAGCCGCCAAGCCTGCCCACATTCGTCAGTGCCAGCGCAGGGGATATGCGGTTACCTGATGCGGCCACCTGGCTCGTCGCCCAAATGCTCACCGCTTGCAAGACAGGCGTGACGCTGGCGTTGGGTGAGGTGAAGGTGAAACGCAGTTGCACATTCACCCCAACAACGCTCGTACCGGGCGGCAGGTTGCTGATCTGCCCACCTTGCGCAACGGCCTGGTAGGTAGAGCCACCATCGATAGTAGATTCGCAAATCAGGCCCCCACCAGCAGGCACAAGCGAATTCCAGAAGACCGCGCTTTGCCCGATGGTCGTGAGCGCGTTCAGGCTGACCGCCGGCGAGATCCAGGTTCCAGTTAAGGCCGAGACGACGCCGAAGTTTTGGAACAGGAAGCCGAGCCCAACGCCAGTGTTATTGTAACCGCGTAGTCCGATTTGACCAGCCGCTGCATAGGTCGCGTCGTTTGCATTGATGTATAAGACATAATCGATGAAGACCTGGTGATTGCTCCCGTTCACTATAACCTTGAGCGTATACCAGTTGCCAGCCGTTAAGGTCAGCGCTGCTGTAGCGATTGACGTGAATGTGGAGGCGCCGCCATTGGTTCCCCGTCCTAACGTGACGATGTTTGTCGCGATATTAGCGGTGTAGGCGTAGGTGTCGTTGCCGTTGACCCAGCCTGTTGTTCGATACACCAGGCCGATATTCATGTTACCAGCCGGAACCTGCACGGTGACTTGTGCCGTGAAGTTCTGAAAGCTGTTCGCGCCAACATCATAGCTATCGAGCCTGGACTTCACATCTGTCCCTGTACTGGACGTCAGCTTCAATTGGTGCCTGACGTTCGCCTGTCCTGGCGTGTTACCATACAATGTTTCGCCTGGAAGCGCGCCAAACGTATCGAGCGGCACGGCCCAGTTGTAGAACATTCCTTTGAGTGTCACCTCTCCGTTAGAGGCTGGCGAACCAGGGCCTGAGCCATAGGCCCAATTTTGCGTATTGCTATTGGTGCCAGTGTTGAAATTGGCGGTCGTGTCGTAGCTTGCCAGTGCGTTTGTTGT